CTTTCTTAAATGCTTTATTCGGTGACGCATTAGGTGATTATCGAATGGCAATGGACATTGCAGGATACGCTCCTTCAACTACAGTAAGAGATGTTACATCAGGACTACAGGAAGAGATCCTGCAAGGTTCAAGAGAGTATCTAGCAGCGAATGCTCCAAAGGCAGCGATTGCTATTACAGGCGTTATAGATGATCCAACAGAACTAGGAAATAGAGATAAACTAACAGCAGCAAAGGATGTGTTAGATAGAGTAGGTGTAGTTAAACAAGAAAGACTAGAAGTGAATACTCCTTCTGGTTTATTTATTTTACCTGCTAAAAAGGAAGATGATGATGGAGATTCAGTATAAAAGAAAACTAGGTTCAACAGTTCCATTTGGATGGGAACTTGTTGGAGAGTCCAAAGATTTATTAAAAAGTATTCCAGAGCAACAAGACTTATTAGAACAAGCGAAAGGATATACTAAAGGATCAAGTCTACGAGAAGTAGCAAAATGGTTATCAGCAAAGAGTGGGAGATCAATATCTCACGTAGCTCTTTACAAAATGTTGAAAAAAGATGAAAGCGAAAGAAATAGAAAAGCAGCTAACATCAGATGGCAGCGACTTAAAACCCAGGCAAGGGAAGAAACGCAGGAAGACCTCCAAGCGGAAGCGGAACTATACGAAAATAGTCAGGCCAAAGCTCAAGTCTCAAGCTAATATAATAGAAGCTGACGCATCTGAAAAAGATATTACAATACCTGAAGAGCATGAACAGAACGTGGTCTTCAAGCCTAATGATGGTCCACAGACAGACTTCTTAGCATCAAATGAAAAAGAAGTTCTATATGGTGGTGCAGCAGGTGGTGGTAAGTCATATGCCCTATTAGCAGATGTGTTGCGTTTTTGCAACCATCCACATCATAGTGGTTTGATACTGAGAAGAACCAATGATGAGCTAAGAGAGTTGGTATTGAAGAGTCAGGAATTATACCCACAAGTATTTCCTGGTGCTAAGTGGAGTGAACGAAAGTCATTATGGACATTTCCTTCTGGTGCACGTATTTGGATGACATATCTTGAACAAGACAAAGATGTGTTGAGGTATCAAGGACAGTCGTTTACTTGGATAGGTGTAGATGAGTTGACACAATATGCTTCACCTTATGCTTGGAACTATTTACGTTCTCGTCTTCGTACAGTAGATGCTGATCTACCAACGTATATGAGGGGAACAACAAACCCAGGTGGTCCAGGTCACTTATGGGTTAAGAAGATGTTTATTGATCCTTCGCCTTTTAACTCATCGTTTTGGGCAACGGATATAGAAAATAATGAGGTACTAAGATATCCAAAAGGTCATGCCTTAGAAGATAAGCCTCTATTTAAAAGGAGATTTATACCTGCTAAACTTACTGATAATCCCTATCTGTCTAGAACAGGTGAATACGAGGCAAACCTTTTATCTCTTCCAGAGGTACAGCGTAAGCAACTTTTGGAAGGATCTTGGGATATTGCAGAGGGTGCGGCATTTAGTGAGTTTAATAGGGATATCCACGTTGTTGAACCTTATGCGATACCCAGTTCTTGGAGAAAGTTTAGGACTTGTGATTATGGGTATTCTAGTTGGTCCGCATGTTTATGGGTAGCAGTAAGACCAGATAATAAATTAATTGTGTATAGAGAGTTATATACGAAGAAGAAAACAGCAGATGAATTGGCTGATATGATATTACAGATAGAGCATGAAGCTGATGAAAAGATTTGGTATGGTATATTAGATTCATCCTGTTGGCATCAAAGAGGTCAAACAGGACCTAGTATAGCAGAAGCAATGATCCTTAAAGGATGTAGATGGAGACCTTCAGATAGATCTAAAGGAAGTAGAGTAGCAGGGAAAAATGAATTGCATAGATTATTAAGAGTAGATGAAGAAAGTAAAGAATCAGGTATTGACTTTTTTAAGAATTGTATTAAACTTATATCTGAAATTCCACAGATACCTTTAAGTAAATCTAACCCTGAAGATGTAGACACTAAAGTAGATTACGACCATGGATATGATGCACTAAGATATGGCATCATGTCTAGACCAACTCCTAGAGGGTTGTACGACTTTTCCGAAACAAGTTGGAAAAAACCTTGGAAACCTGCTGACCAAGTATTTGGATATTAAACATGGATGAAGAACAAAAATTAGAAACCGAAATAGGTTTAGACATAGACGATACAGAACAGAATACATTATCAAGTTTTGTTTTAAGTAAATTTAATTCTGCTAGTGACTCTCGTTACTCACAAGAAGAAAGATGGATGACAGCGTATAGAAACTATAGAGGAGTCTATGGATCTGAAACACAATTTACTGAGCAAGAAAAAAGCCAAGTCTTTTTAAAGATTACTAAAACAAAAGTTACTGCAGCATATGGACAGATTATTGATGTACTATTTGCAGGCCAAAGATTTCCACTAGGCGTAGAGTCTACTCGTATACCTGAAGGTGTTGAAGAAGCTGTCAACTTTGATCCTAAGTTTCCTGAAAAACCTGAAGAAGAGGATACACCAAGTCTATTTCCACCTGGCTCAAAACAAGAAGAACTTGAGCTTGGTGCATTAGAAGAATTAAAAAAAGATTTAGAATTAAAAAGTGGACCAGGTCTTACACCTACATCTATAACATATTTCCCTGCAGATGAAGCAGCTAAAAGAATGGAAAAGAAAATACTAGATCAGTTAGAAGAGTCTTCTGCATCTAAACATTTACGTTCTGCTGCATTTGAAATGTCTTTATTTGGTACAGGTATATTAAAAGGACCTTTTGCTCAAGATAAAGAATATCCTAATTGGGAACAAGATGAAGAAGGTACTCCTAATTATACACCAACAATAAGAACTGTTCCAAAAATAGAGTTTGTTTCTTGTTGGGATTTCTATCCTGATCCTGCAGCAAACAATATGGATGAAACAGAATATGTGATTCAGCGACATAAATTAAACCATGCTGATATGAGGGCATTAAAAAATCGCCCTTTGTTTGATGAAGAGGCCATTGATGAATGCGTATTGATGGGCACTAACTATACCAGAAAATGGTGGGAGGATGATTTAGATGATTATGATTCGACAAATATTAACGTGGATCGCTACGAAGTGTACGAGTTTTGGGGAAATGTTGACAAGTCTTATGCCGAAGATGCAGGACTTGATATCCCTAACGAGTACGAAGATTCTGACATGGTACAAGTCAATGCTTGGGTTTGTAACGACAAAATCTTACGATTGGCGATTAATCCTTTTAATCCTATTAGGATTCCTTATTTTGCTGCTCCTTATGAGTTAAACCCTTACTCTTTCTTTGGAGTAGGACTAGCAGAAAATATGGTAGATACCCAACAATTAATGAATGGGTTTATGAGAATGGCAGTTGACAATGCTGTTCTGTCAGGCAATCTTATCTTTGAAATAGATGAGACTAACTTAGTACCAGGTCAAGATTTAGAAGTGTATCCTGGAAAGATATTTAGAAGACAAGGTGGAGCACCAGGTCAAGCATTATTTGCGACACAATATCCGAATGTGTCATCACAAAATCTAATGATGTTTGATAAAGCTAGAGTCTTGTCAGATGAGTCTACAGGTATACCTTCTTATTCCCACGGACAGACAGGAGTACAAGGAACTGGCAGAACAGCGGCAGGGATATCCATGTTAATGGGTGCTGCACAACTAGCTATAAAGTCTGTGGTGAAAAATATAGATGATTATTTATTACAGCCTCTAGGGGAGTCTTTCTATAACTTCAATCAACAATTTGATTTTGATCCTGAAGTTCAAGGTGATATAGAAGTGAAAGCAAGGGGAACAGAAAGTTTGATGCGTAATGAAGTAAGAAGTCAAAGACTATTACAACTTATGCAAATTGGTTCTAATCCTGCACTAGCACCTTTTGTAAAGTTCCCAGTGATACTAAGAGAGATTGCACACTCATTTGATCTTGACGCTGAGAAATTTGTGAATGATGAGAGAGAAGCATTGCGACAGGCTAAGATATTACAAGAGTCTGGTATGATGCAAGCACCTCCTCCTCAAGCACCTGCAGGTGGTCCAACACCACCAGAAGGAGCAGGCACAGTTCCACCCACTAGTCCTGCAGGGACAGGCAATAGTCAGATAGGTCCAGGTGGAGCACCAGAACCAGGGATGCCAGGATTTGCAGGCAGACCACCAGGTGAAGGAGAGATTCAGTGAGTCCAGAAATAGCTAGGAAGTTACTAGCAGTTGTAAATAATAAAAGTAGTATTGATGCTTTATTTGAATACGCAGAGGAAAGAATAAAGCAACATGTCAAAAATCTTATTCGTGAAACAGATCACGCTAAGATGTTAGCCATTCAAGGAAGCATACAAGAGTTACAAAGATTTGCTACCTTGAGGGATGAAGTAAATCAGAAAGCGAAAGAGGCAAAAGATGGAACAACTACAAAGCAATAACTCTACTGCAGATCAAACAAGATCAGTACTGTCTAGAGCAAAATCTAATATAGGTCCTAGTACTAAACAATTAGTAAATGAAACAGTAGAGATGATTACGAATCCTATACAAACTGCAAAAAGTATAGGTAGCTTAGCTGTAGGTTTAGTTGAAATGGCTATACCAGGTGAGCAAGGTAATGAAGATACTGTAAGAGCAGTTGGCAAACATTTTGCCGATAGGTATGGATCTGTAGAAAAAATAAAAGAAACATTTGCTACTGATCCTGCAGGTTTTGCAACAGAAGTTGTTGGTTTAATAAGTGGTGGTGCTTTTGCCGTAGGAAAAGGTATTACTAAAGCTACTGCAAAAAAAGCAGATGATGTTGCTGATGCTCAATTAGAAGCAGCTATGTTACAAAAAAGTAAAGAACCTGATCGTAGTGGTATGGGAGATTTAGGTGACAATATTCAACCTTCTGCATATGATGAAGCATTAGAGGTTAGTAGTAAATATGGAGATGATTCTATACTTAAAGATTTTGGTCCTGAAGATGTAGATGGATATTTTCAATTTATGGATGAAACTCAGTACCTCAGAAAATCTTCTGTATTAGAAGATATGACAGATGCTAATACATTTTTTGACACATTAACAGAAGCAGGAGGCCCTAGAATAAGAAGATTTGATGAAGATTTAGATTACAATCCTGCTAATGATATGACTTTTACAAAACTAAAAGAAAAAAAAGGAACTTTTTATAGGCGAGCTAATACTTTAAAAGATTCTGAAAAAGTAGTTTTATACACAGACTCAGGAAAAGGGCTAGGCAGAAAAAAGAAAAAAAGTTTAGTTTTAGTAGGAGGAAAAAAACAACCTACTAAAGAACAGATATTAGACTTTTTAGATGTAGAGCCTAATACAGTAAAAGGATTTGCAGGAGAGTATGATGAAATACTTTTTTCACCAGGATACCTAGAGAATAAAGCTCTATCATCTATAGAGGATGCTGTAGGTCCTAGTTTTCAAGAGGGAGGATTTGCAATGCAACAGGCAACAGTACAGGGCAACAGCTCTGCAGATAATTTAAGAAATGCTAGTGTCACTGAGGAACAAAAGAAAAAAGACATAAAACAGAAAGCTATAAAAGGTGCTACAGGTGGTAAAAAAGATACCAATGTAGATGTTGCTAAATTAAACAACCCAGAAGATTTGTTAGATAAATATAAAGATACGCAAAGACTCTTTGCTCAAGAAGGTGTAATACCTGTAAAAGAAAATATG